GTTTACCTTCATAATCAAACTTCTTTCTCATTTTTTTAATTCTACTGAATGTAGTTTCTTTAATCATAGTTCCTTGTGGTTGATAATGTGCAACTTGTGTACGCTTTCTTTTCTTTTTAGATTGAGAAGTAGTTGCTACAATTGGTTCATCAATTGAATAAGCCTTCAACTTCTTCTTATACTCAATATCTTTGATACTACCTCTATCCCCACGACCACTAGTTCCTTTATCACCACTATATGGATCAAGTTTATCATTCAAATCTTTCTCTGAAGGGAATGGTGTTTGTCTCTTCAAGGCATCAATAATTTTATCCCAATCATCCTTCTTACCACCATAAGTAGCAGCAATCTTAAACTCTTCATCTTTATAATTACCATCTTCCCATTCATCTTCCAAATGAGCAAACTCCCACTGAGTTAAAACTTCTCTGCCAATTTTATCAAAAGTACTCTCTAAATCTATATCCGCAATTTCCTTCCCAAGTTCCCCTGCTCTCCGTTGAGCATCCCAAAGAGGCTTCATATGAGTCTGACGATAATCTTCTGCTTCCTTATCCAAACTATCTACTTCTCCTTGCAATCTGTCTATTTCTTTCTTATTCCATGCATTTAATTTAGCATTTTCATTTTGCCACGCCTTTAAAGCAGAATCATACTTAGACCACATAGAATTCCATTGACTTATAACATCATTAACTGGTGAAGGTACCTTTGCACCTCGTGAAACAGTTTGAGGATCGATTCCAAAAGCACTTTTGACTTTATTATAAAGTTTCACAAAAGATTTATCTTTTGCATCACTCATCTTCACACTAGCATTTAGATCCTGACCTTCATATTCAACAGGGTATGAATCACTCCATGCTTTCTCTATCTTTTGATAATTTGCATACGAATAAGGTGATCTATCCCACTGGGTTTTTTTATCCCAAGAACCTCCTCCTGACAGCGTTCCACCATCGTATTCCCATGGTTGATACTTAAATTCATCTAATGCTTTTTGAGCAGCATCACCTCTACCTAATATACTATCCGAATAACCTTTATTATCGTCAGTATTTTCCCAACCTGGAACAGTATCATCCCAATTACTAGTGACACCATAATATGCTTTTCCTATTTCTTGTTCAGCACGATAAAGTTTCCACTGTAAATTATATTCATCTTGACCATATTGTTCATAGTCAGTCCAAATTTTATCTTCTTCTCCCGATAAAGCATCATACTTCTGATAAGTAGGATCCTTATCTACTAGTGGTGTGTATATCTTTCCCACTCCTTCAGGATCCTTACTCCAAATCTCATTAACTCTAGTAAGCAAATCACTGTTACTCATCTTTTCAATAGCAGGTTTAATATTCTCATCAAACCCAATTTGCTTTATCTTCTCTAAAAGTTGTGCTCCCATTGGTCCTAAACGTCTAAAGAATTCTCTGGTCAGTGGAGTAGGACCAGAAAGCATTCCACCTTTATCCTTTGCCCAAACCCAGAGAGATCTAAAGGGACTCCAATCACCTTTACCTGGTGATGACATCTGACGTTGTAACCAATCGTCATCAGCTAATTTCGTCCAAGTCCATCCTTCTTCTCCCGTAGGTCCAAAAGTCTTACCCTCATTCCACCAATTACCAACAGCCTTTATCACTCCAGTAAGTGCATCAAGAACTTTACCTCCTCGAGTTGCTGCTAACATCAGTTTCAATAGTGTATCATCATGAGGGACTGGTTTATCACCAAATACGTTATTCATATAATAATCTACCATTTTAGGATCAGACCAATCCACATCACTTTGAGTTTCAACATCCCTATATTCATATGCTTCGACACCACCAGCAGCAAAATCTTTCAAATCATTAACACCACCAGCATCCATAACTCTTTTTATCTGATCAGGAGTTAATCCCATCTTTTCAAGTGACTTCATCTCACCATCTGATAAAGTTTCTCCAGCACTTGTAGTAACAGCAGTCTTACCTTCTTCTTCATCACCAAACCCAATCATACTACTTAAAGTATTCTTCTTCTCTTCAGCAGATGGTTGAATTTCCTGTTTGGCATTTGATTGTCCTTCAGGAATTTCCAATTCCATAAACATTCCTGGTGCTTTATATGCTCCACCATGTTGTTCTGCATTTCCCAATCCGATTTTAGCAGCAATAGCACCACCAAAAGCACTCTTTCCTGTACTCAAAGTATCTAATGGAATACCAAGTACATTCTCTATTGCTTTACCATACCAAGTTCCCTCTGTAGTTTCTACACTGCCACCAGGTTTAAATGTATATTGTTTAGTGAGTCTAACCTTACCAGTATCTAATAAATGATCAAGATCTACTTGCACATTATTATGAAGACTATTATCCAAACCAAAGTTAGCATGAATAGTAGTTTTAATTAATTGATTTAATGTACCTTGAGCAGATTCTCTTGTTAAATCATGATTTGTTTTTCCCTTAAATTCACCTGTCATTTTTTTCACAGGTTTTTCAAGATTAGTCTTTAAGAAATTAATTGAATCCTGAAATGCTTTACTATTAACCGTCTTCTGCAATGCTGCCATATCACCTTTAGTAATCTGTTTTTCAATATTAATTGGATTATCATAGGATGATCCTTCAGTATTCTTATTCTTAGCAAGTTTACCTAAGAAATCATCATAAGCATTCAAAGTATTAGATGCAGTCTTTGCTTTTATAATAGGTTGAGTAACAGTTGCTATTGTATTAATAACAGCATCAGCGATTTTACCTTTAACAATATCGGGTATTAATTTATCTATCTTACTCAAAGGATTTGCAGCATCAAATGTCAGTCCTGCTGCTTTTGATAGTGTCTTAACCAGTGTATTAAGTTCTTTCTCAGGTATCGCTTTTATAATTTTATCAACCTGCTCTTGAGGTAATGAATCAACTATCTTTTTAATCTCCTTAGAATCTTTCTTAACTACTCTCTCTACTTCCTTTGCAGCATCCTTATTATATTGAACTTGCTTTTTCTCTGCTGATATTTTTTCTTGTTGAGCAACTGATACTTGTGTTGCTTCCTTATCTTTTTGACCACCCTTAATTATATTTGTTACTTTTGTTTGAGGATCTCCTTTCTGTGGTTCTCCTTGTCCGAGTGCAGACTTTAATTTAGCAGCACCAAACTGTTTTTTAACCTCTTCTGATCCAATTGGAGATGCTTTAATCTCTTTATCAGATATTACAGTTGTAGATTTAAATGGATCTTCTCCACCAATCCTTGCACCTTGTCCAGGAAATTGATCTCCTAAAGTTTTTGTTGTATATTTATCAGAAGCTTCCAATTGATCATTAAGTTTTTTCTTTCTCTTCTTGGGATCACCTTCATTGGATCCAACTCTTACAAATGAAATTGATTTTGGATCAGAAAGAGGAACCACAACATTAATTGGTGTATTTCTTCTAAATGAAATTTTTGTTATACCGTAATGATCATATTCTGTTCCTGAACTAGTTGCCTGAAATAACATAAACTGTGTTGATGGTGTTCTGGCATGAGCAGGAATATCTAATGACCAATTTTGCAATCCAGAAGAATCACTTCCTGTAGGGATAATAATTTTTTCAACATCAGATAATGTCTTACCATTAGAATCCACATTAATTGATCTCCACGCACTTTGACCCATATCTTTGTTTCTATAGAACAACTCCAATTGTTCTCCAGCCTCATCAGGATCTTCTCCACCATTAGTATCATTACCTCTAATAGCAGTTATTGTAAACGTATCAAAAGCACTAGAGTCTACTGGTCTTAATGCAGCCCATCTTATATTATAATAACTATCTCCTGTAAATGCTAAATGTTTTCCTATATTAAATCCACCATTCTCTCCTGTACCTGTTCCACTATCTCGTATCACAGTACCACCCATCAATCCATTAGCTGGATAACCAAAATCTGTAACTCCTGCTGGATCATGTCCAAAAGAAGCATCCAGAGATGCATCAACTACAGTTAAATCTACACCAGGTTCTGCATCTGAAGCATATGAAAAGACATCAGCAGTGCTCATCTGTTCATCAAAAGATGATCTCCAATCAGACTTAAGAGTCTTCATCACATCCTGAATATATTCCTTATCTTCAATTATTTCATCTTCCTGTCTTTTTTTCTCAAGAAGATTCCTTGTGCGAGTATTCCTCATATCCGAAGCACTAATATGATGAAATATCTTTGAGTACTTATTCATTTACACAATCTTTTTAGATATTTATTCTAACACATAAATACATTTTTTAAACTGTAAGGGAAGGACTCGAACCTCCAAGACACCCGCAAAGGAATCGGCTGTTAAACGGACAGCTGTGTTTACCATTTCACCACCTTACATTGAAGAGGCTCTATGAAAGAGCACTCATTAGACGTTGCATACCAATACCTCCACCACTTCTGGGAAAGAAATCAAACTCAAGGAACTTTTCGAGTTCTGCTTCAACTCTTTCCTTACCAAACAAATCAATGATGAGTTGTGCATACTGTCCATCTGAGATGGTATAGAATGTATCTCTCATCTGATCCTTGTCGGTACTCCTTTCGGCACTACCGATGGTTTCTTTACCACCAAGGATAACATCAATCTTTTTACTAGTACCATCATCATTCCGTGCCATATTCCAGAATGGTGATGTGAACTCAGGGAAATCAGTAATCATACCATGTCCAATCTTCTGTTCATGATCATGGTCAAGTTCTTTTGCGTTGAACATATTACCCCAACCATCATAAGTTTCAATTTCTAAATCAGGTAGTCCCAAATGTTTGCATAGTTCAATCTCCATTTGTTTGAGATCTTCTATACCTCCCTTCATTTCAAATTCAAACATTGGGAAGATTGTTTCGTGTCTACCTGGTACAGGGTTTGGTTCTGCCCTATATGAGGTTGAGACACAAAAAAATCCTTCCGCAGAAGGATTGGACAACAATTCATATTCTAACCACATCTGACCTGTTTGTGGTAGTGGCCAGATATTACCGTTGTAATTATAGGTTGCTACTGTTTCTGGATCTTCACAGGCAGCAAGAATACTTAAACGATTTTGGGTATGAACTTCAAAAAAACCTTTAGCCAAAAAAAATGACCTCAATAGGTCTACTGTCTCCGTATATTTTTTAGGGTCAATCAACGCGGTCATTTTAATTCTTGACAAAACTAATTTATTTAGACATTTAACAACTCAACATATAGTGTATTGTGTTGAACCCTAGAACAAATATATTACATCAAAATTTGCTAAATAACAAATAGGTATATTATCCCAATATTAGAAATATGAAAAGACTTGCTCTTGCTATTGGTATGCTATTGATGACAGGTGCTGTGGTAGCACCAGCTCGTGCTGATCTGACCCACCGAATGAGTTCTTCGACTCAGTTGTCAGTTAACGGAGCTTATACAGATGCAAGCCGTATAGGTAGTACTTATACAGTATCTGGATCTAATATTAAAGTAACAGATAATGGTCACTTCGGAAAGATGACTGCTGCTACTGCTACTGCTGCTGCAGCACAAGATGTTGGTGAATATGATATCAACACAGCTGGATCGGCATTTAGCTTCTCAGAAAGTTGGACTCAAGGAGACGCTGTAAATACTATCGGTAGTGGTGTTGATGTAACAGCTGGTGTCGTAGCCGACATGCCAGCATTTGGTAATACTTTATCGATGTCTGGTGGTGTTGCTGGAACCCTAGCTGGGACAATTTTGAGCTCAGGTGTGACAACGCTAACAGCAGGTGGAGCTGGCACTACGGCTACGGGCCAATTCGTTACTGAGATAGTAATCGACTAGTCATGAAAAGAATACTAACAGTACTGATACTGCTTAGTAGTGCGGGTGCTGCAAGAGCAGTGCCAGTTGTGCCAAATTTTACACAGGGCTCAATGACCAGCCATACTGAAACAACGTCTACCGTTACAGAGACGATTAATAGTATGGATTATAACACAGGCTGGCAGTATGTAGTGACTGGTACCAATGTAGAATCAAATGGAAACTTAACACCAACAGGAGCAGGTTCTATTAACACTACAAATGTAACATTAGATGGAGTGACTTCACAATGGAACGGATTGAATCTAACAGATCGACCAGAATTTTCAATAGTAACACCAGGAGGATCTTTCCAATTCACGGAAAGTTATCAAGGACCAGGCCTCTCAAATCATACCGTCATACAAAGAACGACAACTATAAATTCAGTAACAGATACAACAAGTACCTTCACACAATAAAGAAATTATGTCTAATACTTGCAGCAAGTGTAATTGCAACCCCTGCAAATGCAGCAGATGTCGGAGGAGTTAGTGCTACTGCTAACCCAATTGCGAACTCCTCTGGCTCAGTAACCAATCAAGCCATACAGGTGCTTCAAGGCCCATACATAACCAACACCTATGGTAATGGTATCCAATGTCAAGGTGCGACTATGAATATCACACCATATGTAACTGGAGGTGTTGCATTTAAAAAACCATTTGAACGATATTATGACGAACCAGTGTATGACGTTCATGATGCTGACGATGATGGTCAGATTGATAACCCAGGAAATGTTTTATATTATATGCCAACAAGAACCAATCAGTCAGACAATTATAATTTATCAGTAGGTGTCTCTGCTACGTGGTCTAAACCATTAGATCAGAAGTTACAGGAACAATGTAAACAAGCAGCACAGGCAAGTATCAATCAAATGGTACAGTTGACTGCCAATAAGAGATTGGATTTTGAATTAGCAAGACTTAAAAACTGTGGTGAACTTATGAAAGCTGGAGTCATGTTCCATCCCAGATCACCTTATGCATCTGTATGTGCCGATGTTATGTTAGTACAACCTGCTGGTGTAGTCGTTCCTCATATGCATAACCTTAAACCTAATACTCCTAAAGAAGAAATTAAAGTAGAACCACCTAAAGAAGAAGTTAAAGCAAATGGTACTGCAGAAGATCTAGGTAAATTCTCTATTGGTAATTTTGAAGACTAATGGGTATACCTATAATTAGAGAAATTAATATTCAAGAATCTAATATTCCAAATGTGTATATTCCATCTTGGATGATTACACAACCTAATGTTGATTACTTACTTCCACCAGTAGTAGTTAATATTGGTAATCCTATTGTGGATATACCTGGTTGTGTGAAAGCACATAAGGATAATAAATTTCATAAAACTGGTATTCCAATTGATAAGGATCTAGTTGAGAATGATGATGGCAATGCAATGACGCTATGTCCTGATGGATCTTATCCTTCTTATAATGCAATGAACTATGAACCAGAACAATTAACAATAACCTATGAAACTAAAGCACCACCTGTTGCACCACCACCAGACCCCGAAGTTAATACACCAGAGACACCAAGTATTCCCAAGACAGATGGTCCAGTTGATTGCCCAGGTCCAACTCAACCAAGAGTAGGTGACTTATCCCAGAGTGGAGATGAAAAAGTAATTGGTCACGAACTGAATGAAGATAAAACTATTTGTATAGTATTATATGAAGACACTAATGTTGTAGAGAAGTATATGCCTCCTGCAAATGTTGTAACGACCACTGCAAGTATTGCTGCTGTTGCTACTGCGTCTGCATTGTTTGCAAAGCCTTTAGCAGATTTACTTTTGAAGGTAGTGAAACCTGTCATTAAAAAAGTGATGACAAAAGTTCAAACCATGCTAGGAAAAACTCCCTATAAACCTACTCAGTCTGAACTAAAGACTAATGAGTATAGAGTGAAGAAAGGTTTACTTGAGATCCCTTTTGCAAAGAATCATGCTAAGAAAATGAAGGGTGAAAAGAAAAAGAAATAATTAAACCTTTGATTCTTTAATTGCTTCAACAATAATTCTTTTTAATTCTCTAGATTTCTTCTTACCAAGTCCTGCTCTTGTGTCTATCTGTACTTTTAACCAGTACACAAATGCAAGTACAATAATGAATTGGATGCCTTCACCCCAAGACAAATTCCATGCCTCATTCAAATCAAGACTTGTTGCTGCTAATAAATTAATCATTTAGGAATTTCTTTTTTATAATCTTTAGGTTGATCTACTCGAACAACCCCACCTGTTGATTTAGGTAGCATATCTGCCAAGGCACTACGAACTTCTTCTCTTACTATGAGTTGAAGTTCGGTTTGTCGTGCCTTTATTCTTTTCTCTGGTCCACCAGTAGCAGTATCAATGGCAACATTACCACCCATAATGGATCCAGTACCCACAACTGCGGCTGCTGTTCCATAGGTGGCAATCTTTTGTACGTCCACTACTTGTTGCAGAATTTCTTCTTGGCAAAGACAAGAGCAGCAATTACTACTACACCAATACCTATTCCACCCCAAGGCACTCCACCTTGTGGTTCTACTGGTACAATTGCTTCTTGTACTTCTATTACCTCTGTAGGTAATGCTTGCTTTAATACGCTTTCCATTGGTTTACTCCACTAGGGTTCCATACTGTCTACGAATCTCACGTAGTTGTTCAAAGTCTTTCTGCTTGGTTCCACCATCGTATTCCCATGCATAACCTTCTTTGATCATTTGTTCGTTAAGAGAAACTGTCTCCTCATTTATATAGCACCATCCCAAAAGACGGCCATACTTACCCATACCACCTACAAGTTCGGTACGAATACTAAGTTCATCTCCATCACCAGCAATAGTAGCTTCTAACTTTTCCTTTAACCAGTTAGTAGCATCTATTCCTAATGCTTTCTCTTCAAGATCTCTTGTTCTCTTTTCAGGAGTATCAACCCCTGCAATTCTTACCCGTTCTTTCTTGTATAAATCGAATCCAAGATCGATGGTGACATCTATCGTGTCCCCGTCCAGTACTTTGTTGATCTCCGTTACTCGGAAATTGTAACAGCTCTTCCTGCTCGGTGGGGTCATTGCTCCCATGTTCTTCATACTCCGTCAGTGAGCTATTTATCATATCGTCAACAGGAGTACGTTCTTGTTCAGATTTCCACTCTCTCATATCCTGTATCCATTCACTAGGAGTTGGAGAAGACTCTGCCTTTGGAGCAAAATAACCTGCTCCAATAACAGCAATAACCACTGTCCCCAATAGGGTAACAGCGGCTACTACCTTCTCATTAGCACGGACTCTTTCAGTCAGTTCTTTTTGTTTATCTATTAATGAATCTACTTTAGTATGAAGCACAGCAATGTGTGCATCAACTTTCAGATCCTGTATTGTCTTGTCCTTCCCCATCATGCATTTCAAGGTAGGCTTGTCTCAGTATATAGTATACTGCATACCCTGTTCCTGTCAACCCAATGAGACAAAAATAAACAACACTCCAAACAACTGATGGTAGTTCTTCCATTAGGTTACGTGGATAACGCCTTTCATACCAGCACCAGCATGTGGATCACATTGAATATCATAATCTCCAGGTTCTGAGAAAGTAACGTCGAAACTTTCTCCACCCGTAAAAGCCAGATCAGAATGTGATAATTCTGAATGACCTGCTACCTGCATGTTATGTGGTGGTAAATCTCCATTAGTGAATGTAACTGTTTCTCCTGCAGAGATTGTTATCTCATTAGGTTCAAATACCAAGTTGCCTCCAGAACCCATTTGGATATCAGCAGCCCATGCAAAAGTTGGCATGAAAATAACGGCTGATGCTATAAGCATCAACCAAAAAGTCTGTATGAATGTCTTCATAATGTAGTACAGAATAGGGATCCCTCGTTCTGTATACAGTCTATACTATTTGGATGATTATGTAAATACTCTACGTCCTGTACTGCCTGATTTCTTGCTGAAAAGGCATCCTCTGCGTATTCGCAAATTGTCTGATGATGCCTTGTTTGATCTAAGTAGGATACTGTGTAATGAGACACGATTAATAGCCGTGGGCTCGCATAAATTTCAGTAAATATTTAGATCACTTATGTGTAATATTACCTATTCTTATGTTGACTCACGGACATAGTTATGAATCCATAACACTACATCTTATAAGGTTTTTCGGATGATGTATCAGTAGTAATCTTAAGAGGTGCTTGTTCAATTCTAATAGTCTGAACAGGACCAGCACTAGCATTTGCCATCATCTTTTCCATGTCTGCTTTAGTAACAGCACCATTAGGTCCACCAGAACCATTGCCATTCATCTTCATAGTACCATCACCCTTCTTGGATGCTGTCTGAATTCCGAAGCTAGCAAGAACTCCTGTAAAAACTGAAGCTATGAAAGTTGGATCAATTTTCTGTTGCGGTACACCTGGAATCGACACATAATTAAGAGTCAATATCCCACCAGACCACACAAGAACTCCAAGGCGAACAAATGTACTAATGATTGCTGCTTGCTCATCTTGATCGGGAATAAGTTTATCCTTTAGTTTTCCAAGGACACCTTTCTTTTTCCCGTCTTTCTTTCCTTCTGGTTTAACTTCAGCTACTTCTTCAGGCATAAGATTTAAATAACTCTAATCTTATATAGTAACCTCACCAATTACCCATGATTCTAATCCGTAGCTTGCTACAACATCTTGTGCATCATACACACCTTCATCAGGAACTACTAGACAATACCCAATACCCATATTAAAGGTTGTTTTCATATCCTCTTCTGGTATCTCACCTGCCAATTGAATCTTACTAAAGAGTTCTGGCAACCTCCAAGAATTATAATCTACGTGTGCTTTTAATCCTTTAGGCAAACACCTTGGAAGATTCTCTGGTATACCACCACCAGTTATATGTGCCATACCAAGAACAGGTGCTTCATTTAATAATTCCTTAACAACTTTAGCATATATTGTAGTTGGTGTAAGTAATTCAGGAGTCTCTTTATAAAAAATCTTATGTCTCCATAATAGATTATTAATCAAACTATATCCATTACTATGCAATCCACTACTTTCTATACCAATAATCTTATCTCTTTCTTTAATAAGACTACCATCTACAATTTCATTCTCTTCTACTATACCTGTACAGAATCCTGCTAGATCATATCCATTAGAAAACCTACCATGTTCAGCAGTTTCTCCACCAATAAGTTCTACATCTGCTATCTCACATCCTTTAATAATACCTTCCATTATCTTATCTTCTCTACCATCTAATTTAACAGTAGAAATATAATCTAAAAAATATAATGGTTTAGCACCACAAGTGATAATATCATTAACACACATGGCAACAAGATCAATTCCTATGGTTGTATAATCATTACCAACCATACACATATTAATTTTAGTACCAACACCATCAGTACCAGATACTAAAATAGGTTCCTCATATCCACGAGGAACCTTAAACATACCACCGAAACCACCTATACTAGGTGCTTTCTCTTTTAATCTTTGTACAAAAGCATTACCTGCTTCTATATCTACACCCGAATCTTTATAGTTCATTACCCATCCATGTACTAATTGCTTTATCATACTCTGCAGTATGTCTAAATGCTTCCAACGCAAGTTGTGGTCTCATCTCATCAACAGTACCTTCCCTTAATGATTCTATAAACAAACCATATTGTTCTGGATTAGTTAATATAGAAACATTTGCATGATTCTTTGCTGCTGACCTCACCATAGTCGGACCACCAATATCAATATTCTCAATTGCGTCTTCCCATGTTACATCTTCCTTAGCAACCGTTGCTTGGAATGGATATAAGTTTACTACCACAACATCAATGAATCCAATACCATTTAATTTCATATCTATATCATGATTAGGATCACCACGTTTAGCAAGAATACCACCATGAACTTTAGGATGTAATGTCTTTACCCTACCACCAAGTATCTCTGGAGAACCAGTATACTCAGATACTTTACTTACAGGTATACCTGCATCAGCAATAACCTTTGCTGTTCCACCACTTGATATAAGATCATAGTCATAATCATAATGTAATGATTGTGCTAACCAAACTATACATTCTTTGTTAGATACACTTAATAATGCGTAAGACATAATTCCCCTAATGTA